GTGCCTTGCTCGTTAAAACAAAACGCCCGTTGGTTCATCGTTAAAAAGCAGCCGTGGTTTTCTGGTGCTCGAACGGTTTAAACTTACCGGCCCAACTGTACTGGCCTAAAATTGGTGACGGTACGTTCTTTATCCCTAGATTTTTAATACCCGCGCTTCTTCCATACCCCATTTAACTAGCACTTCGTTGTTGCCTAAACTTTTACTGCGGGGTATTGCTGTTGTTATTTGCATGGGGTTACGCACTTTAAGCCGCAACGCCTTGTTGTCTACTATCTGCATCTCTTTCTCCAGAGGACAAAAATAGAGAGAAACCGCTGTGTGCTTCCCTCTATTTACTTTTTGTAATGTTGCGTTACTTCTTCGTCGTTTTCTTTTTGTAGTTTCTAGCACGGTTCTTACTGGAGCTTTCTACTGTTACCCCGTCTTTGTTTGAACCGCCTTTACTAAGTGCTTTCTTGTGGCTAACGTCTTTGCCTTCGCGCTTATCGGCTTTGCCGTTGTTGTTCTCGTCCTTGCCTTCCTTGTCCATCTTTCGCCTAGCGCGTTGGCGTTCCATCCTAGCTTCAAACTCAGGACTGCCGACGGGTTTGTTCTTTTGCTTAGGTCTATCTTTTGGGTCCTTGTAAGGCATAGTAGTTCTCCTAATCAGTTGGTTCAGAATCGTCTACGTAGTCAGCAAGTTTCCCATAGGAGGCTAGCGGTCCCCCTTCCATAAGATCAGAAAAACTTAAGTAAGATACATCTGGGTCGTCTTTGTCTATAGTTACTCCACGATAAGACCAAGCATGTGACGGTGCCGTGGACTGGCCTTCTACAAACAGCTTACCGTACTGGCTGATAATCCATACCCCCGCCTCAGCTCCACCCTTACCAACTAAACCCCAGTACCGCATCTTCTGGAAATTACACCGTTGATTATAGTTTAGCTGAAGAGCATTAAGGTGCGCACTACCCCCCACGTCATACAATCTCTTCAACGACACTACCATGCCCGTGTTTAGTTTGTGTCGGTAGGCTACCATTTTGGCGCCGCAAGCTTCGCAGGTCTTGGTCTGTTCATCATTTTCATAGTCAATCATATTTATCTCCGTCCGTTATGTGGACATTCCATTACTATACAATGCGCTCTACATAACCCAGTAGGACGCGGGTTCCAAACATCTACTTCGTAGGCTTTCGCCATCTTGGCGTAGTCGGCCAACCACTTCTGCCATAGTTCCGATTCTTGTTCTATGGTGTAGGTGTCTTTTACAAACGCGTTGCATACCACGAACAGCAACCCGCCTTTTATTATCTTCACTTCGGGGAAGTGCTTGAACATAGCCAAAGCCATTAGTTCTAGCTGCCCCTTGTCGGCGTACTTCGCAGACTTACCCGTCTTGTAGTCTATTACCTTAGCGGTACCGGCTTCTCTATCAAGTATGGCAAGGTCAACTACCCCCCGCCACCATACGTTTTTGTCGAAGAAACCACACGGCTCTAGGTCCGCCGTAAGTCCCATCTTGTACTCGCACAGCTTCTCGCCCTTCGAGTTCTTTAGTTTATCCAAAGCCGCAAGTGTGTAGTCAAACCTAGCTTCTAGCTCTACGTCGTCTCTTATGTACTCTTCCGCTGCTTTGTGAAACTCGTTGCCGTACAGTATGGCGTCCGTGTTGAAGTCTTCTTTGTAGTCTTTCGCTACCTTTAAGTGGTAGTACTTCTTAGGACACTGCTCGAAAGTTTTTATGCTGCTGAAGGACCATGTGGGTTGCGCCATTCTGTACATTCTCCGTAATTCTTTCCGGTTTCCACGTCACCACGCACCGGAAGGCCCTTTGCCCAATCGGGGGTGTAACGCATACATTCGGATACGTAAGCTGCTGCTTCGTTAAGCTCACTATCTGGTACAGAGCATACCACAGAGTCATGTACGGTAAGAAGTATTGGGTAGCGTTTTGATATTAGTAGCATTTGTTCCGCCATAATACACCGCGCTATAGCTTGGCATACGTTCTCTACTACTTTACCCCCGTAGATTCGCACGTCTCCCCTACGCGTTTTGTATGAGTACTCTAGTCCGCGTTCGCCTTCTGAAGTTTTGAGGTCTCCGTAACGCATCATCAAACCGTTAGGTAGGCGTATACCGTTCTGTTCTGGAACTACTTGTAGTACCCCACCTAATCCTATTGCGTAAGCGTCGCCCGCAAGCATGCCCTCCAAAGCTACCTGACACTCCCGCCACAACTTAATGATCTGGTTGTTCGTGTGCCTGTATATCTTAATAATACGCGCGGCTTCCTCCTGCTCCATGTCAACGCCTAAAGTCTTTAACTGCTCCTTAAACCGCACCGCGCCCATACCGTAGCCGCATCCGAGTATTGTCGTTTTCCCAATAAACCTTGAGGGTCCGTCTATGTCTTCTTCCTTCTTGCCGTAGATAGCGCCCGCCATCTTCTTGTACACATCCTCGCCGTTCTCGAACGCGGCAACCAAGTCGGACTGCCCTGATAGCCACGCAAGAACCCGCGCTTCGATCTGAGCGGAGTCAGCTTCTATTATAGAGTACCCTTCGGGCGCGCAAATACTGGACTTAAGTACCTTGGCGTTCGGCCCCCTTGACGGTAAATTCTGGAGGTTCAATTTATCTGAGCCGCCCCACCTTCCGGTATGCGCTGCGTAGTACTTGATAGGAACCGGCATCCTCCCCCGCGACGCTACCTCTAAGAACCGTTGGGTTCGTGTTTCTTCTAGGGTACTTTTCAATCCGATACGGGCGGCGACTAAGGCTTGTACTCGTGGGTCTTCGTGTTCTTGTAGGGCTTTGAATGCTTCGTCACTCTTAGCAAACGCAAAGGCTTCCTTACCAGTACGCAAACTTGTTTTCATAGGTGGGGTAACGCCCAGCGCCTCGAGTGCTTTGGCAAACTTAGGGTTAGACATCAGCTCGTCTTTCTCTATCCCGCACTGTTCTAGGAGTTCATCTTTCTGGTCTTTAAGAAGGTCCAAATGCAGTTTTAGTTTCGGCGTATCCAACTCTAGTACGGGGTCGATAAACATACGTAGGGTCATGTCTATTACTTTAAGTTCTATAACAGGGAAGTCTGCCGCAAACTTGTTATACAGTTTATAGGTAATCTCCGTGTCGTTTACGCAGTAGTCTCCGTACCGATCTAACTCTTCGACAGAAAAGTCTGCCCGCCGTTTACCAACTGCATTGAGTATCTCTGTGCCCTTTACCCCTAGCTCGTACTTCTCCGCCAAGAACGCAAGCGACCCGCCAACCTCCACGCCATGTAGCGCGCGTGCCATACACAAAGTATCAAGCCATACCCGAGGGTGAATATCAAACAGCCAACTAAGAATAGCCCCGTCAAACATAGTATTGTGAGCCAATACAGCAGAGTTTTCCCAATCGTAATTAGCGAGTAAGTATTTTTTGAGTGCGTCATGTGGACCACTTAGCCATGTTGTTTCCTCATTGTTCACCTTAACGCTAACGCCTATTACCTCAAACCCTTCGTGGCGCACGTACTCTTCTGTAGTTAGTTTGCGTAGTGAGATGTCTTTGTCGTAGTACGTCTCGAAGTCTACCGTTATTATATTCACGTTACACCAATCCCCTGTCTTTAAGTATTTTGTAGTTTTCTTTGTGCGCGTCTTCTATTTCTTGTTTGTTCTGCCCCATGTAGGGCACGGCTAAGTGTTCGGTTACCAGTGCGGTGTTAATGGTTAGGTTGCCCGTTATCTTTATCACTCCGAGGTACCGCCCGAACTTTCCTTTCTCTCTAGTTTCGAGCTTGTAAGTTCCTCCGACGTGAAGCATCTGTTCGACAAACTTCTTTGCCAAGAGTCCGGCAGCCTTTTCTTCTGCATCTCTCGTGCGGCACTCTGGAGTATCAACGCCATACAAACGTATAGACTCATTGTGAATAAAGTGGCTAAAACCAAGGTCGATATCAATAATGATAGAGTCACCATCAATTACCCTCACAATCTTGCAATTGTATTCGTACATGTTGCTTTTCCCGTTTAATGCGTCATATAAGTTGCTTTCATTCCCCTGCTTTCACTTTTATCTTGGACAGTTGCTCACTGAAGTCTACGTTAATACCGTAGAACCTCTCAGCCACTAAGGCTACCGCATCCGCTTCTTCGGTAATTTCGGCTATGTGATCAGCGTCAAAGCTTTTATTTACAAGGGCCAGCGCGTTTAACGCGGTATTTGTGGTTCGTATAAGGAAAACTATTTCTTCGGAATCTTTAGCGAGCCTAACTTCGTCTACGGTTACCTCGGCCTCTGTTTCTATCCACACCTTTGCCCCGCAAGAGAGCGGTTTGTCCGGACTGTAGATTACGGTGCTCGGCCCATGGACCACGACTTTATTGCACTTGCGGTTTTCCTTATACGTTTTGACAGTAAGCACGGGCAGGTCGGCCCCTTTAGCATTGGCGCGAATGTTGTGTTGGTTAACGTGGATTTTTGTTTTCATTACTCTTTTCCTTTTTTGGGGGGAAATACAAAACCACCGAGTGTTCTTTTGTCTGGGGAGGTTAACGAAGCGTTTCGCCCGCCGTCGAACTTTTTCTTTTTAACTGGCTTGCCATCAGGGTCAACGGTTGTAAACGCGTTCCTCGGGCACTGCGTTACCTTACCGCCTTTGGCTAGATACTTCTTAATGTCCTCGGCAATCTTCTCGCGTTCAAGGTCTTTCTGGTCTGGTGTTGGCGTGTCTATTTTTGTTGTAGTCACTATTTAATTCCTGTGTAGAAAACATGCTTGTGTATTTTGGTTGTAACTTGTCCGGTGTATGCCCAGTGTGGAAACACCTTTGTACTGTGGTAGTGGGTCGCGCCTTGTGTTTCGTCTTCTACGTTACCACTGAGCCATGCTATATAAAGCGCGTTAAACCATGCCTGTCTGTTCTTGGGTGTATCGCTCTTGCCGTCACAGTAAAAACTAAACTGGCACTTGTTTCTTACGGGGTTGCCGTTCCAGTAATACCCCTGCTTAACCACGTCGCACGCATTGTCTGGGTAACGTGGGTCTTCGATTCGATTTCGTACTACTTGGGCTACTGCAATCTGCCCTGCACTGGGTTCGCCCCGCGCCTCAAAGTATACTGCGACTGCTATGCACATCAGGGCGGGGGCAATCATCTAAAAAACCTTTTGCTTTTTAAACACTCTATTGTTTTCGCTGCGCGGAGTCGAGTCTCGTAGTCGAACGAAACCCACCGAGCTTCCAACAAGGCAATGCTAAACGCCTTTCTCGTTACGGCGAAAGTTTTTGATATACGCTCTACGTCCTCTGGGGCGTCATACTGCATTTGCTTTATTAGTTGGTCGTTAACGAACATAATCATTCCTCCTAGTCGTATATGTTGTGGTTCTCTTCGAAGGGAACGCACGTTTCTAATATTATTCCACCCAACTCGGCGGCGGTTCTTTTCGGCACAACTACAATCATATTAGGTTCAACTTCTACCACACACATAGTGCGCTTCTCTTCTTTTGCTACGTACTCTGCTTCTTCTAGCGCAGCCATTGGGTCAGTGAAGTATGACATCGGGCACCTCGTATTCGTAGTTTATGCAGCGTTCAGCGGTTGAAAATATATCAGCCCCGTTTTTAATATGAAACCGCATAGCTGTTTCTGTATGGGGTGACATTGTTATTACTGCGGATACTTCTGGGTGCAGAAAAGGTACGGCTTCGAGTAAGTTGTTTATTAGCTTGCTGCCGTGTCCCTTTTGGTAGGACCATATAGCGTAAGGACAAACCACTGTGCCTAGCTCCCCGTACATCGCTTCTCGCTCGGCTAATCGCTCCGCAATCTCCTGCCCTTTACCTGCGGCTAAAAGTTTTAGTTGAAACTCAGCTTGTGGAACAAACTTACAGATAGCTACACAAACAACTGCGGCTATCTCGCCTGTCTCGTCGTTTACTTCCGCATACACACGAAAGGGGCCTTCAAACCGTACGCTGTTGTCCCTAAACAGATCAGGGCGAACGGGGTCGTCTTCTATTAGGTACAAGTGGCTGGCTACGTTGCATTCAATCAGCATCATCATCTCCTTCCGCGAGTATCTCAAGCAGCTCCGTTATCCTAGCAAGCTGCGCGAGTACCGTCTCAACATCTTCTTCTGTGAGTTCGATTGTTATTTTTTTCATTCGCCGTTCTTCTTTTTAGTTCTTACAAGCAACATGCCGCCTAATACTAACGCGTTTGGCTCTGCCACCTTAAAAACAAAGTTTTCTTCCTCTTCTTGCAATACGGGTTCTAAACCTTCAGGCAGTTTGAGTCTAGTCCATGTGTATGCAACATTTTCGTTTTCCGTATCCGCCATCATTTCACCCCGTGAATTTCAATCAGCAGGTCAATACAATGTTTAGCTTTTTCTAAGTCCGACAAGGGTTGCCCCTTTAGCTTCCACCTAGTTATATACTTAACTACGTTACCCTCTAGTAGAGATAAGCCATTCTTCTCTGCGTACTCGGCAGGTTGAATAGCCATACCCTTATAGTGTGTCCCGCCCGTCTGTTTCTGTAGTGGTGTCTGCTTGTTCACTACGGGGTCGCTCAGTTTCGTTCTTGGCACTTCTGCTGTCAACATTCTCTTGCTCCTTCTGTTTTGGTTTCTCAAAGATTTTTGCCCAGTTCTCCCCGAACTCGTGCATGGGGACGAACGTGGGCCTGCGCTTACTGCCCTTGCCATTCATTTGTTTCCCTCTTAGGTGCGTACTTGCCTATAACATCTCCTGCATCTAGCCAAACCTCAAGAGCTTTGTTTATGTTAGCCTTCCGAGTGCGCAAGTGTTTTATTTCTTTTCCACTAGCCTTTACCCTATCGGGACGACTAGCTACCTCGGCCTTCCATGCTGCTATTGATCTTTGAGACAAAAACAATCTTAACCTTTTAATGAGCGTAAAGGGGGGCAGTATTTCGATGTTCCTTGCTATGCCCACTTCGATATTTTCTAGTGTCTCCATCAGTTCCGCTCGAGTTGTCATTTGTTTTCCCTCTTAATTTGTCTAAGCTCAGTTGCTATTTCTAGTTCCCTAGCAAACAATTTAAGCATGGCTCTTATATCTTCGTTAGTCATCATAAGCTCCGTGGTCTGCTAAGTACTCAGCACGATCACGCGCTAGCTCAGCAGGGTCAATGTAGTCTTCGTCTTGCTCGTCTTGCCACCTATCTAGGTCTACGTCTACGGGGTCTCTGTTACTCATTAGCGTGTCCTCCACTAGTCCCTATAGTTAACTTCCACTTTTCCGCAGCCTCTTCTTTACTGCCATCATCTGGTTTGGTATCACTTTCGTCTTCGCCTTCAGGGCCTCTTTGTCTATTCCCTTCACCATTTAATTCGGTCAAGTCTTGTTGAGTCTTTCTGAAGTCTTTATCTTACTCTCATAGCTCGCCCCCTC